CCATAATTGGTACTCTGACTTCCAGCATCGCTTTGGCTAAAATTATCCTGTGAAACTACAATTGTTAGTGGTGATGCCATATTTTATTTAGGGTAATTGAAATGTTTTTAATGTTTTGTTAATTTGTGTTCTAAATCCCATTTTTTGTGACACTTTGGACGTTGTGCTAGCTGCTGTTCTCTGTCCTGATGAAGTTGCGTCTGCTAATATTGCCATTTATATTATTTCTCCTTCGATAGTGATAAACTTACCACCATTAGCTAAATACTCTTTTTCTTTACTTATTATAACGTCTTTATAGTTTGGTGCAGTTATGAAGAAATAATCTGGTTTTTGGTTAGTTCTCTTATAAATAGGTATATGAGATATTGGCGTATATTTCCCCTGTTTAGCTGGGCTATCATCTACGAAATAGTCTATATGTCTTTCATCTAATTCGGCTAATTTGAGAACAGAAAATCCTTTTGCTGCTGCTCCGTACCCTGCTATTTCTGCACCATTTGACTTTAACTTTCTTACTAGGTCACCTAGTTTCTTGGCTTGTTCCCTTACTTCTCGCTCATATCTCTTAGCTGTTTCGTATGAGTTTAAGTTAGAGTCTAATTCTTCTTGGAGTAAATCTGAACATCTTTCTGACATCTCTCTGTCCCCCCTATCCATAAATACTCTTAGAGAACCTCCTTGAGATGGTGTAACAATAGCATCAAATACACTTAATTCATTCTTTTTGGCGTAATCTAACCAGTTTTTAAGTGTAAAATATGAGAAGTGGTCGTGGTAAATTAACGCATAGTTCTTATTCTTAACCATACCACCCCAGTAATTACATTCTACAACGAATACCCCATCACTTGTCAACAGAGACTTTACGCCTTTCATCATATCATTTAAGTCGTTCAAATGAGCTATGCAATTAGAGCCAGCGATTACCTTGGCGTGTCCATACTCGCCTACTATCTTCTTAGCTACTTTCTCTGTAAAGAACTCTGGTATCGTAGGTATCCCCTTTTTCAATGCTCTTAAGACAACATTCAAGGCTGGGTCTACTCCTAATGCATTACCAAAGTTATTTATAAATATACCGTCATTGCTTCCTATCTCTACAACCAAATCATTTTCTTCTAAAAATCTTTCCTTAACATCTTCAGCAAACTCTTTGAAATAATCATCTAGCGTTGGCATATCAGATGAAAAATAAAGATAGTCTACCTCTTTATATATTTCGTGAGAGTCAACTATGTTTCTTATTTGAACTAGATAACAACTTTGGCATTGTTCAACTACAAGAGAAGCGACTTCTTCTGTGCCAAACTCTTCCTTTGTTAACAAGCTATTAACAAGTGCGTTGTCTCCAAAGTCTATTACTTCTTTAAACTCTGTTCCTCCACACATTCTACATTTCTTATTTTTTACTATTTTCATGTAACCAATCTATTACGTTAACTTTCGGTAGCCAACCTAATTCCTTTAATTTAGTAATATCTCCGTGATGACGTTCTACCTCATATTCTCTGCGAGGTATCCACTCTACTTTAGAACCCATAGCTTTAGCTATGTCCTCCATAGTGTGAACTTCTCCAGAAGCTACGTTGTATGTCTCTCCAATTTTACCGTGTTCTAGAACTAGAACTACAGCCTTAGCTACATCTCCAGCATAGACGAAGTCTCTTTGACCTGACTTAAATGAAGATTGAGCTACTGTCTCAGTAAGGGTAATCGGTTTGCCTATCTCCTTTGACTTGGAGAAAGCATATAAAGAGGTATCTTCCCTTTGGAGCTCCCCGAATATCTGGAAGAACCTAAAGATGATACAAGGCAAGTCCCACATTCTACAAGCATACTCAAGAGATAACTTCTGCCAACTGTACGGTTCTATTGGTAAAGGAGGCATATCCTCTTTCCAAGGAGTCGGGTTAGTAGAATAGAGTGAAGCCGTAGATGGGAATAAGAACTTCTTTACCTTGGCTTCTTTACAGACCTCCATTAAATGGATAGTCATATCTATGTTCTGGAGAGTAGTGTCCTTTGGATGTCTAACAGAGTTGGGGATATTAGTAATAAACGCTAAATGAATTACATAGTCTATATCCATTAAATCTCTAAACCCCAAATCCATAACATTTGTCTGAATAAAATAATCTGGCTTAGAATGACCTGGCGGTATTGGACGCTTATCAACACCCACAACATAATAACCATTTCTTTGTAATTCTGGAATAAAGTGATGAGCTAAGAATCCACTACACCCAGTAATTAGAACTCTCATCATAGTTTTTTTAATGACACAGATATTGTTGCGTCATCTTTGAATAACCTTAATAATCTATATTTTGGTAGACCTTTAAGTATTTGTGTCCTAACCTCTTTCTCGTTGAATCGTGGGTTACCAGAGAACCAATCATAGTTTGAACTAACAGACAACTCAAAACTTACATCAGGATTATACCAACATCTGAATAATCTTTCGTGAACAAACCTTTGAACATCTAGATACTTCTTACCCTCAAAAGTTATGTCCTTAATCTTCAAATCATATAATGCCTTTCCAAACTTTGTGACCACATCACTGAATTCCCAAAGTTGTTTTTGAGTCATCTTGCGACCATTATTCATCAAAACATCATCTACTAAATCACGATACTTATTCTTCTTTCTACATACTGAGAAGTTAATAACCCCACCCTTATTAAGATGTCTCATTAGATTAATGAGTGTCTTATTGGGACTAGGAGTATGGTGAATTACCTGGTCACAGGATATAAAATCAAACTTCTCTTTTAACTTCATCTTAGTAATGTCGCCCCTTACTACCTTGCAGTTTTCTGGAAGATACTTCTTAGCAACCTTAACTGCACTAGGACTTTGGTCAACTGCTACTATCTTAGCCTTTGGATTTAATTCAGCAAAGAAAATAGAATCTCTACCCATTCCACAACCAGCTTCTAATATACTATGTTTGTTATTAAGAAACTTTTTAAATGTTTTCTTGGTATATCCGTATCTATTCAAATACCATTTTCTATAAATAGACTTAGAATCCTCAGCATAGCTTGGTAGTCTATGCCATTTGTAATCGAAGAACTTAAACGTCAAATCTTTCTTTGTTATTGAGACTTTCATCAAAGTTTATTTCTTTTTTATTTAATAATGTTTTTACTATCTTGACCTTTTGATGCCAATCTAGTCCTCTATGTGAGGCTAGATGAATAGCCATATCCTCTGGTGGAGCTATTGACTTATACCCCTTTGCGACCTTTTCTCTATACCACTGATTGCCGAAATCAACATAGACGTGGAAATCACCCAAGTCATTAAATGTTCTTCTATCCATTACCATACAATTTGACCCAGCAAATGGGTTTACCCTAGCTTCTCCAATTTTCTCTTTGTTATACTTTGGGTGGATATGAGAAACAATAAATGGTGTAGCTACTAATCTTCTATCATTATTCTGTTCTATTAGTTTTACACACTCTGATAGCCACCCTGGTTTTACCGTTACATCATTGCAAGTGAAACATAAGAAATCCCCAGTTGCTAGTTTTGCTCCTTGATTGTTAGCAAAGGCATACTGCATATTATTTCCATATCTTACATAGGTAGTTATTAGCCCCTTTCTCGTTAAGTCTAAGAGATATTCTGAATCATCTGGGTTTCCCCCGTTGTCCATTACTATCAACTCGGCTGGGTAACTAGTATTTTCTAATATAGAGGTTATGGATTTTTTTAACATTACAGAACGAGTAGCTTGGTCTGCATAGGCTTTCTTCCCACCAAAATCATCTACCAATGAATAGTGAACAAGTATTATTGAAACATATTTTTGTCTTGGTTTTGTTCTTGGTTTCATATTTTTATTGCCACACCTACATATGCTTTAATAAAAGTTGGTTCTTTTGAACCCAAATCCAATACTCTCTTTTTATTACAATGAATAGTGGAAAATACATATCTCTCTAAATGTTGTCTAAATATCTTTGGATTTCTTCTCATAAAGTTTCTACTTGATAACTAAAGTTTAATAATCCCTCCTCCGATTGCTCTAGCCCTAGTTTTCTATTTCTTCTAAATACACTATAATTCTTAGAGCTTACTTTGTGGTCTATGTTGTCCTGTCCATCTTTGACATACCAATAATTCCCACATCTTCCAAAATCACATATTCTAAGAACTTTAACCCTTATGTCATAATACATCCAACCATAGTTTCCAGAGAACCTTTCATCATAACCTTTCATTTTATAATAGAGTTCCCTTCTCATCATACAGGTTCCCATATTAGGGCCTCTCTTACTTTCCATTACCCACTCGCTTGACGGATTGACTAATTGAGTTTCTGATATATCCCACCTCTTTCCACCGTTTAATCTACCAACATTTGGATTAACTTCTAAGAACTTAATTTGCTCTTCGTAGATAGTATTGGTTGGTATGTTATCATTGTCTTCAACAGATATTAAATCACCTGTTGATAACCAGAACCCTAGATTACAAGCACCCATATAGTTCCAGTGAATATCCTCGTTTATTCTGGCATAGATAAGTTTGGTTTTAATATCTAACTTCTGAAGCATCTCTTTCAGCTTGGGGTCTCCACCATCATTAACTACAATAACCTCGTCTGGAACTCTGGTGCTATTCATAGCCTCTCTAGCGTGAGCCACCGTAATCTCAAATCTATTATACGCAGGAATAACTACACTTAATCTAAGCATACTTCTCCTGTAATTTAAGATATTTATCTTTACAGAATTCATCTTTCTCACCCAACCATTTACCTATTGGTGCTACTGGTCCACCCATCTTACTTCTACGCCAGACTATATCATCTGGAAGATACTTGTCAGCTATTAGTCTTAATATAAACTTAGTGATAAAACCGTTAATCTTTAATTTATCTGGGACACATTCAAAACAGAATCTTTCAACCCCTTTTGACATATAAGGATAGACTAGATTTACTCCCCAGTGCTCTGCTAAGTCCTGTTCCATATCTTCTATTCCCCTTAGATGTAAATCAGTATAACCCATTTTACTTAATAGGTTTCTATACCTACCCCAGTATCTTTTTAGTTCCTCTGGTTTCTTTCCTAGTATTTTGGCAAACCTTTCCATTGGTGTTCCTAAATACTTATCTAGGGCTGGGTGGTAGTTCCTCAATTCTTCTTTAGAATACAACTCCTGTTCGTGATTGATAAACGTATAAGAAGAATAACCTCCTAAATACTCATCAGGACCTTGAGCAGAGAGAACTGTTTTTATCCCCAGTTCACTCGCTTTCTTAAATAACATCCATAGAGGAACCAAACTAAAGTGAGAGGTTAGTTTATGAGCCTTAACAGCATAGGGTAAATGTTTCTTAAAGTCTTTCTCTGTAAATGTTATAACTTCGTGTCTTATCCCTAAATGGGTAGCCACTCTCCTTGCATAGTGAAACTCATCATACTTCTTTCCATATGGGAATCTACAAGTTATTAACATATCTGGTTTGGTCAAAGCAGCCAAAAGACTACTATCTAACCCACCAGAAAGAAGGACTGCATATGGTCTATCTAATTTCTCTATGCTCTTTTCAACTGATTCTTTTAAGACTCCTTCGAGCCTTTCTTGAATTGTGTTAGCCATTTTATGACATCAGTTGTTGGTTCCCAATCCAACAACTCTTTAGCTTTTTTATTATCGGCTTTAGTATTCATTGGTTCACCTTTCATCTGTGGAAGATATTTAATATTTTTAGATACAGCTTTAGCTATCTCATCAATGGAATAGTTTTTCCCAGAACCAATATTGATAACCTCGCCTTTGCCAACATTATCAGATACCATTGCTTTTAAGTTAGCTTGGACGACATCTCCTACATAAGTGAAGTCTCTTGTTTGCTTTCCTCCATAAACTGGAAGATGCTTGTCGCCCTTATAGAAGTCTAGGAATCTGGCTATACAGGCGGCATAGGCACTATCTACTGGCATCTCTGGACCATAGACATTAAAGTACCTTAGCGATACTGTTTCTAATCCATAGAGTTCATAGAACTGCTTACAGTACATTTCACCCACCAACTTCTGGATAGCATAAGGTGACATAGGATTAGGTATCATATCTTCTCTTAATGGTAAACTATCTTGTTCTCCATAGGCAGAAGATGAGGCTGAATAGATTACTCTTTTAACCCCTGCCTTTCTGGCACAATCCAATACATTTAGAGTTCCCTCAATATTATGTGAATTAGTAAATACTGGTCTATCTATTGATTGCTGAACTTTAGCCTGAGCTGCCATATGAAATACATAGTCAACTCCCTTAAAATGTGCTGGTTCTAATTTCCTGACATCATCTCCCTCGATTAAGTCTATCCCAGCAACATAAGTATATTTATTCTTTACTAACTCTCTGAACAGGTGTCTCCCTATGAATCCCAATGACCCCGTTATTACTATTTTCATATTGCTTGTTTAAATCTTTAACTGTTTGTAATAGACAAGATGGTGCTTCGACTTTCTTGGCAAAATCTATTAAAGAATAAGTATCCTTTGGCAAACAGGCTCCCCCAAATCCTCTGTAATTCTTATGAAATATAAAGGAATGTGAATTACCCACTCTTGGGTCTTCTATAACTATACTTCTAATAGTTTCGTAATCACCCTCAGTCTTATCTACAATGTCATAGATTTGATTAAAGAAGATAACCTTAGTAGCATAATAAGCATTTCTTATCTTCTTAATCCACTCAGCATCTATAAGAGAAACTACTCTCATAACTGGTGCTGGTGGCAACATTAACATTATCTCTGAGGCTAACTTATAACTCTGATTTCCTATCCCCAAGATTTGCATATCTGGATGAAAGAAATCTTCCTTAGCTGATAACTCAGTTAGAAATTCTGGGTTAAACATAAACTTCTTATTAGGATACTTGTTCTGAAGGTAATCAGTTGTCCCTGGGGTTACAGTTGATTTAATAACAACTATCTTCCCATCTGGGATTTTAGCTATAGCTTCCTCTAAATAAGATAAGTCGTATTCCTCGTTCTCTTTATATGGGGTAGGTACTGCTACGAATATTAAATCTGCCTTATTCACTTCTTCTATTGAACCCATTTCCTTTCCTTTATCGTAACAATATACATCTCCAAACTGTTTAAACCACTCACGAACCTGTGTTCCCACCATTCCGTGAGAACCTACTACTCCTATTTTTAGATTAGTTTCCATAAAATTTCCTTCTTTTATTATGACATTTTACACATAAAGTTAGTTTTCTTTTTTCCTTTGAGAGACTCACTTATCTTTCTTTTAGTTTCTTCTAACATTTTCTTCCCTTTTCTAATCTTACTCATTTTTTCGCAAAACTCCTTGCTCATCTTTTTTCCTTTATTCCAAGAATAACCAGAATGTCCTTTCATAAATTGCCCTTTTTTGTTTCTTTTAATATCCATAACTTAACCTTAACATAAATAAAACAGGTATGCAAGTGAATACCTGTTTTATCTCATTTCATCCCTATTCCGCATACACATATTTTCATAATTCTTTAGGTTACGGTTGTGCTTGTCGAAGTAGATGTGCTTGTGCTGGTAGAGGTGCTGGTAGATGTCGTAGTAGTAGAAGATGTGGTCGTTACAGTCGTAGTACTAGAAGTAGATGTCGTTGAGCTAGATGTAGATGTCGTTGAGCTAGATGTAGATGTCCAACTTATCAACGTATTACCAAATAAAAATTCACTCATATTATTTGTACTCTGTGATAACAACCCTAACACTTCCACTGACTGCTCTACCGTATAAGATTAGATTATCCTGAATAGGAAGTATTCTAACCATTCCAGTCTTGATACCAGCTCTGTGTCTGATGTCCGCAGTATTGTCATAAGACAAATACAGTGCGACTTCTCCTTTATTAGTAACCTCAACGAGTGCTCTACCACTCTTAGCGGTTGTTGGAAGAGCAGTCCACGTATTACTAGGGACATTGACTACAGTCTCTGTTACGGATTTTGCAGAGAAATTACCGTGTAGATTGGGCATAAATTCACATAATTATGATTTTTTAGCGACCTTTTTGAGAGCTTCTATTTCCTTTTTAAGTTTGTCTATCTCGGTATCTTTCTTCTTATCCTTGACCTCTGATTCTCCCTTTAAGTTAGAAATAAGTTTTGTTTGTTCCTCTAAATCCTTATCTACCTTTGCTCGGAACTCTTCTTCTGATAGAGGTTTAACCTCAGCTTTCTCTGCCATCTCTGGCATTATCCTAGCTAAGATTTCGTTCTTTATAGGAGAAGGTTTATTAACATCTCTTATCCCCTTTTTAAAGAGCATTATGTCAGCCAAGTGTTTGCTACCGACTTGGGCAACAAAAACAGGAAGTATCTGCTCTTCGCCAGCTTCTAAGTGTCTGGCTAGTTCTTTGTTAATATAAATATCGAATGGTTCGTTACTTATATTAACAAACTTAGTGACGTCAGTTAAAGTATTAACTTCTTTCATTGTTTTTAGAAACCGAGGTTTACGGACTAGTGTCTCCCTTGCGGGGTAAACGGAGTAGACTGCTCTCTCGGTCTCTGATTAGTTAGTCTATGAATCTAAAGTAAGGTCGAATACACCGTATTCGCCTACGTCTGCACCTGCACCTGCTGGTTGAATACCAACGCAGATTTCAGTTGTAGCTCTTGTCTCAACACCACCAGCGGTAGTATCACCAACTGTGATTTCTTTTCCTGGAGTTGTATCAGTGCTGTCAACAAGAATTGAACAGTATCCACCTGTTTGTACCCACCCATAAGCATCAATTGCTATTTGGGCATTAGGTACTCCAACAGGTAAATCTGTGATTGTTCCATCTGAAACTAGAATATCCCTAAACTTGTTTCTAACAAGGGTAACTGTAGTACCAGCGATAAAAGTAGTCCTAATTGGGTCTTCTAATGTGATAATCACATCAGTACTCAATGCTGTAGCTGGGCAATTCTTGATTCTATACATTGTTCCTTGTCCAGTATCATCAGTGACATTTACAAACCCCTCGTCGTACTCACCAGCTGTAATAGCAGTGGCACCAAGAGTGGCTGTAATTTGTTTATCACCAACGGTAGCAGTATTAACAGCTATATCTTCGTGATTAGTTGTAATATCTGCTGCGATACATAGAGTTCCCTGTTCTACTGCTGTACCAGCGGCTTGGGCATAACGATATGTCCTACCGTCGTTGGTAACACCAACAGAACCTAGAGGATGCTTTTGTTCTGTACTATCTTCAAATGGATTTATTCCGTATATAACGGGTGCTCCTGTAAACATATTTTCCTTAGTAAACTTTAATAGGGTTCTACCCCTAATAGGATACTAAGTATTGTTTTACGACCTTTAAACTATCCAATGTAGGCCAACTGTAACGTTTAGACCTACAAGGCTTGTGAGGGTTCCACCATCAACTAGTTGTAACCCATCACCTGCGGCTAACTCTAAAGTGGATTTGGTAGTGCTTAATATCCCTACTGTTTTAGTATCAGCAACTCCTGCTGTACTAATAGTAGCTGACAATAAAGCTGTACCAGAATCTACTGCGGTGCCTGAAGGAACTTTATGAACTGTTACTGTTCCTGAAGATGAAGCGGTTTCCCACCTTGCTTCCACTGAATCTACGACACACTTATCTGGAGCAATCCAGAATACCTCTGCGTAATAATTTGCAGATGCTGCGTCCATATAGGGCAATGTATGTGGCACCGTAAAACTCTGAACACGAGCCTTAGGGTTAGAATTTGCGGGGTTTTTGAAACTCATAATTTTATCTCAAATTATGTTAATAGTGACCTTTAGGATGCGACTCCTGTTCTTTTAGCCATTGTCCTTGGTGAATCAGAAACTAACTGACCGTACCAAAGCATATGACCAACAACTGCGTCTTGATTGACTGGTTCTTTCCAACCTGTCCAAGCAAAACCGTTCTTAACTTCTCTTCCTGGTTGAGGTATAACATAGAACTTCAAATGTTCTTCGTTCAATGTATAGATATAACCAGATGTACATTTCTCGTCTGCTACGATAGGAATACCACGGAAAGTCAAAGCTCTGAAGCCTTGATTAGCCGCTAATGTTCCACCAACTCTAACCATTCCAGTCCCAGTCATTCTAAAGTCATTCATTGAGAACTGATGAGATACAGTCGGGGTTAATAGTGCCTCATAAATGCTAAATACCGCTGGGGTAGTTATCATTATTGTAGGAACCTTATCACCTCTTTGAGCTGCATCAAAATCAGTAGCTAAATCAGCTAAACTTAATGAACCTGACTGTGCTGTTCGGGTAGCTTTCCAGTCAGCAAATGAACTTCTTGAAATATTACCATAAATGGTAACACTTGTCTTTTTATGTTATCGCAGACTTTTACTGCCTGCTTCTCATAGTCTCCTATGAGGTCGGACTATATCTTTATCCTTTCGGAATGTTCAACGTGTAGTCTCTGAGGATTTCTTTGAACACCTTAGCAAATTTTAATTCTTTGCCGTAGGTTAATCTATGACATTACGAGGTAATACTATGTCAAAGATTTTCAAAGACCTTTCCTGCTGATTGTCTCTATTCCTTAGATTTTTAGGGGATTTAATCCTCCTACTAAGAACCTAACGAGAGTTTCCAGCATATGGTTGAATTTATTGACAGCACAATGTTTACTGTCATCTACAACTGCATCTAACCCTGTGAATGCCTTTGAGCTGTTTCCTGTTCCGTCAAGATATAAATCAGTTCCCATTTCGTCTTTCAATCTAGCTGTTCTAAACTTTAGTTCTTCAGCAACCATGTTAATAACTGCTGGTTCGCCTTGGTTTATAGCTTTTTGAATTCCTGAAATAGGTACTGCTACGTAGTATTGACTTGGGTTGAAGCTAGCTCTTTCACGGATATTTTCTTGAGCTGTTGCTAGAGTGTCAAATCCGAAGTAGGAACCAACGGCTGTAATATCAGATAGATTTACAGCAATATCAATTTTAGTTCCCCCTCTCCAGGTACTGGCATTCTTTAACAATCTCATCATTAGAACGTTTCCGTCAAGAATCTGGTCTACAACCTTAGGAAGCAATCGAGTCTGAGTCGTTGTTGTTACAAATTTACTTACTGCGGGCATATTGTTTGAATACTTAAACTATTTATTTGACCTTTTCGGCCTCTGCCTCAATCTCTCTTTGGATTTGCTCATAACTTTTACCAGAATCATCTGGTGGAGTTTTGGATATTGATGACCCTTCCGATTTAGGAAGATTTGGCTTCTTGGAAAAATTATCCTTTACTTCCTCCTCTGTCTCGGACTTTAGTTTACCCAGGTCCTTGTAAAGTTTCATAGCTCCTTTTACGGATTTAACCCCGTATTCGTCGCTCTTGGTCTTTACGAACTTTAGAAACTCGTCCTTATTGACATCGGTATGGATAGCCAATACGTCATCAATCTCTGTTTCAAACTCCTCCTGTTCTTTAACTTTAGCATCTTTGGCTTTGGCTTCTCTCTTCTCAAGGACTTTCTCCGTAAGTTTAGAAAGATATTCCTCAGCTTGACGCTCCTTTTGCTGTTCAGGAGTTAATTGCTCACCATCTGAGCTTTTGAGCGTGCCGATTTTCTCTTCCAATTCTTTCGTTTTCTTATAAACTTCATTAAAACGACTGATTGGAACAGTTTTCTCTGGAGTTGATGGTTCTCCTTCTGGAGTCTCCTCTATGGGTTCCTCCACGTCTTCATCTATGCTTGGTACTTCACCTGTTGGCATAATATTACGCTTTTTTTACAAGGTATGTCTCCTTGAATTACGCTTTTTTAATGAGGTGTGTCTCCTCTGTTCGACTTTTTAATAATCTATACTTGTGGTTGGACAGGTGGTGGGGCACTTGGGGTTCCTTGTCCTAGGGCAGGTTGTCCACCCCCCTTTGGTTGCATTATCGCTCCAGACTGGGTTTCTACAAAGTCTGCTACGGCAGCCTGAACGTTTGACATCTTCAATCTTTTATATAATGTTTTAACTCCTATGGCTTTTAATTGCCATAACTCTATCGCCTCTTGCCTCTGGGTTATCTCATCTTTAGGTAGGGTTGACCCAGCCATTACTCTCAACTTAGTATTCTTAGCTACCTTATCTCCTGTAAAATTGTTAATGAAGATTGTTCCGCCCTCTCCAGCAATAGAGAAACTCTTGTACTCAGTATAAAACAGCTTAATCAATTGTGTCCACCAGCCAGCTACTTCGTCTAGGGCTCTTTCTAGTTGTCTTGCTAATAGGTCAATCCGTCCTAGGTCAGCTGCTTTTAATAACTGCCTTCCTCCCAGCGTTTCCTTTCCTTGTCTTTCTCCCCTAGTGGTAGAGTGTATCCCCCAGATGTTATCAAAGGCACTTCTGCTTCCTTCTAGGTCTAAGAAGACATCATTAGGTAATTGTCCTGGTTGTTCGAATCTTATCTTAGTTCCGTCAGCTGCGTCTTTGCCGTAGATAATCAATCCTTCCTCGTTGGTGATATTAGCTGCCTGCTCTTCTGACATCGTATCGCTATCTATTAAGAGAGGAGGGTTAGCTACCTTGGCAACGACATTCTCTATTTGACGCTTTCTACTATTTATGTTGTCCTGAATTGAAATCATTTGCTGGATATAATCTGTATCCCCAATCATTGATTCGTCTGTCTCAAACAAAGATTTTATTACATAAGGTTTGCTTGGGAAGGTAAACCAGTTCTTTTTCTTATTCTTAAGAATAAAGTATGGATTCTCTTTCTTGTCAAGGATAATACTTCCTGCTTTCCAAGCTACCATTTCGTTAGTCCAAACTTCTAATATAGTAAAGGTGGCTTTTCTGACTTGGTCTTCTTCACCGTTATCAGTTATCCCCACTTTTGGAGCTTCTTTTCTAACTTCCTCAGCTTTCTTATTCCCAAACTTTTCCACAAGCTGACTATAACTCATTTCTAAATCCTCTATAATGAAAGCTAGGTCTTGGATTAGTCTTCCGAATTTAGGTATCCTTATCTTCCGAGGGTCCCTCACTATTAAATCTACATCATCTTTATCCCAGTTAATCTTAAAGACTCCATATCTCTTGGTAATCATATCTCTGAGAAATTGTTCTGACTTACCCTGGATATTTACTCTCTCCATATGATAACCCAATATATCTTGTAACTCATTAGCGTCCATCTGGGCTTGCTCGTCTTCACTTCCTGCTCTGACTTCTATGTCTGGAAGCCGAGAACTAGCAATAGGTATCATTGTTTCCACTGCCATAAAGATACGGTTTTCCACAGCTCGTGAAGTTTTGCCTCTAAGAGATTCTACTCCTGTTTGAATTCCGCCATAGTATTCTAGATTCTGTTCCCAGATTGGTCTTAGTTTACTATAAAAGGTTTCTGATTCTGTAACCCACGATTCTATTTGAGTAAGCAAAGCCTCATCAGACATCTTCTCCTCGAATGCCTCCTTCTCAAGTAATGCTTGCTCTTTTAATTCATCCATACTATTTTTCTAGTTTTTCTTCGAGTTCCAGGGCTCTCTTGACTTTAGCCTTTCCCTCTAAGAGATTATCTTTATAAAATTTATCTCTTGATTCTTTTTCTCTTTTTTGTTTAATATGTTTTTGTTCTTCTTCTTTTTCATTCTTTAACCACTCGTTTTTGTATAATGTTTTAAATCTATTTTCCCCTGGCTGGACTAGGTCATCTTTATAGGCATCTCTTTCTTCCTGTTTTAGGGCGTATAGCTTTCTCTCATAATATGGCTGTTCCTCCTCATCTGCTGTGGATAACCTGTGCATAAGTAGTTCCTTTCTCATTCTTAGTTTATGTATTTTTTCTTTACTTATCATAGTTTATGAAACTTACTACTGGTTTAATTGGCTCGCTCTCTATCTCAGCCATATATACTCCTGGTCTGACTTCATTGACATAAAATGACTCTTTAGCTTTAATCGGTAGTCCTACTTTCTCTCTCTTAAGCATAAACTTTCCAGGTCGGTTGTTTAGAAGCCAGTATAAGTTATACACAGTTACGTCTACGGTGTCATCATAGTCTCCAAATGGAAATGAAAGCAATTCTATCCTCGTTTCTGGGTTATCTATCTCTACTAACCGTCCTTCAAAGAGGTGAACCACCTGCATAAGTCTAGTTCTCTTGTCCTTAGGACGTTTATTGTGTCCCATTCCTATTTCAGCTGTACTTATTGGCAAATAGATGTTCTTTGGGCGGGATTTCTTTATTAAAAGAGGTCTTAGAACCTTCTGATAGGCTACCTCTTCCAACAAGATTCGTAGAATGTTCCATCTCTTTCCGTATTTTACATACAAGTCTATTACTTTGTCAACCTGCTCTTCTATCCCCCATCTTCCCTTAACTGTTAATAACTCTTTGAAGTCTCCCTTTTCTGTCCTACCCATTATCTGAATAGCCGTAAAGTCAGCGTTCTCCCTTTCGCTAATCGCTGGGTCAATAGCCATACAACTCTCTACAATATCACCCTCAGCTTTAACACCGTCCAAAAAATGAGGCTTAATCGGTTGCTCTGTTAAACTCAAGGGGTTATTCTGATATTCACTCTCAAAGGCATAGACACCTATCTCCTCTCTTATCTCTAATAGACGCTTCACGGGCCACATATTCTCCCAGATGCTCTTACCGTCCACCAGAGCCTTGTAATAATAGCTTCTAAACTCCTTCTTCTCTTGGAGCTTGGCAATCAGGGCAAATTGGTGGAGCTTAGTTCCGATGTAGATTAACTGCTGGTCAGGCTTTAGAGTAGGCAATAACGTACGTAGAAACCAATTCTCTAACTTCTCTCTCTGTTCCTTAGAAGCAACTATGTCATCGTCTTCTAAATCATCACATATAATTATATCAGGACGCAATCCACGAATTTGGAAGCCTCTACCCTTAGCTCTTATCCGACAACCATTAGCCAACACAATCTCTTCTTCTGTCCACTTGTCTGATTTCATCTCCCCGAAGTCTTGAATTATCTTCTCGTTGGAAATTAACTGGTCTTTAATAATCCTAAGGTTATCCTTAGCTAAAGCAACGGTGCTACTAATTAGCAGAATATCGTTCTTTAATCCGTATAATGCCAGCCAAAGGGGAAAGAAACGGCTACAAATGGTACTTTTGGCGAATCCACGGGGTGCAATGAACAACAATCTGTTACTTTTACACATAGAGTCTTGTCTTGAGCGGTGGGAGGAGGGCATATTTGACTCTTCCTCCTTTTTGTTATCTAGTATAGGATTTGTATTCATTTATAAAAAATTATAAAAAATTAAGCTAAATTACTATTTTTAGAAGAATTATGTGTTGGTGCTAGCGAGTGATTCTTTAAGGGTAGGGGGGTGGGGGGTTTCATACCCTCCCTCGCTCTCTTCTTCTTGTGCCCCTGTTAGCCCCTGTGTGCCTGTGTGTGCGTCTTTAGTGCTTGAGTTAACAGATTGTGCTACCGAGAGGGACAACTGCCTTAAAATGGAAGTGTGGAAGTCTGGTCGCTTGTAAGGTGTTAAGCTATCTAAGTATATGCCTATAAATAAGGAGATGTCTTTCCCTTTACCCCGCCTCTTTAGAGAGAGTAACCCTTGCATCT